CTTACGTGGCACGGCAATGAAGTCTTATTGCTAAGCTTCATGCGTTGACCTTAATTGGTCTGTGCATCTTCAGCTCAGGAACTATATGGTAGTAACTTAAGTTGCTATACTCTTAGTAGTATATAAGCGTCGTAGATTAGAGAATATCATCTGCGTCCTTTACGAATTGGGTAAACATATATTATGGAGTTGTTCGTGTATGTATCTTTCACTCCAACCTAACTAATGAAATTAGCGGGAGGAGTGGCGGAGTAATACCGATGTACGCATGGTGTTCACTTCCAAGCGTAGTTAAATCTAACTATCCTTAAACGGCGTTCTAAGTAGTGTACTTAGTCCATCCATTAGGATTTCAAAGTATTAATTTCAACGCTCATTATCCATGGAAAATCTTCCTATGATTTTGAGTCGACTCTCTTGTCGAAAGATGGGGTACATTTATCAATTAAATTTGGTAAGTGGGAGAGAAAACTGACTGAGATATCCGAACTGGATTCTGCTCCCGTCTTGGGAAGGATAGCCTGACCAACCGGTTAGGACAGATTCGTGGCACCATAGGAGGATACTGCGACATTGCGTACCGTAATCGAACCAATATGGTTATGGTAAATTCTCTACTGAAATATCGGTATTGAAGAAAATCTTGCGCTTACACGGAAGACAATTCATGTGATTAAGATGTCCTCTAAGAGGGTCTTCTTCTTGTCTGGGATTTACCTATTGCAGGTAATGAAAGGAACTTGATGAAATTGGACTGTAAGTGCAAGGGGGCGTGATGCCAAAAGTGTCTTGCCTATGGCAACCACAGGGATAACCCCAGGCTTAACTGCCTGCCTGCGGCCGGTTAGACCTCATTTGGGGTCTAATCGAAACCGAAGGATAGATTAGTTTTCGTCAGTAGGGTATACCTGCGATAGCATCAAAGGTCGACATAGCGATATGTTGAGGAGTATTACAACCACTCCCGTATTTCTACTGAAGGAGACTAGTTGGTTAAATAATAAATAAATAAAAATTAATCAATGTCAACTGTTTTCTCTAAACTAGAGTTAAAGACAGCTGCGTCTATTTGGCAAAGAGGTGTAAAATCCTCTAAACGACTAGTTGGACTGCTCGTGAGAGCCGTCCCGCTGATCGTGGGTGCTAATTCCCTGAGTTGGGTTAAGGCTGCGTTTGTGTTTTCTAAGTTTGTTGTTCAGTTTATAGAGAAACAGGGTCATAAGGGTTTAGCTATGTATTTGAAAGCTTGCAACGTGTCTTTGATGCGTTGTTTAGCTGGAGAAAGGATAGTGAATCCGAGGGATGCTGGATCAGCTATTTCTCTTAATCACCGAGGCCTCCCTCGATTGATTCCAGGAAGTCATAGACTTCGAATAAACCAAGGAGACCTGGGAGTCATTCGACTCTGGTTGGGATTTTTCACACTTTATCGAGTGTTGGATTTCCGTGGTAAGATGCAAATTCAAACCATAATTGGTGAAGGACGGTACGTTTCAGTCTATTGGCTGGATGAGTTCTTTCTTTTCGTAAGAGATATCTTTGTTAAGGAAGTTATTCGTTTGGGCGGTAGGAAGTTCCGTACCGATCTGGTTCCCAAAGATCACCGTCCCTCTAAGTGGTACACGTATTTTATGAAGTTTGTAGATGTTACCGGGACTAATCCTGGTACTCTTAAAACATTTCATTTGTACAAGTCCAATTATCGGGAGGAACTTTGGGGATACGTGGTCAAATTATTTCCGTTGATGAAGTCCGGGCCCAACACGAAGAAGGGTACGGTCAACATAGCCAACATTATTCAAGATGTTGCGGCGTGGGTTTCACGACCTACGCTGATGGTATCATTAATATCATTAGTTGCAGTCACCCGTGCCTGGTCTTTGGTAGACACGCCTGCGTGGGTCGCTGGTCGGTGGTTCTTCTCTAAAATAGAGGATTACCGCCGGTCAGCTGGTAAGCAAGGGTCCGACGAAGAACACAAATGTGTAACAGACTTTATTAGTCCTCGACGTCGTGGTGTCGCTGGGGATCCGGTAGGATGGCTGGGCCGGCTCTCTTTTGTGTATGAGCCCGGAAAGATAAGAGTCGTAGCTATGGTTGATTGTTTTACTCAATGGTTGTTATATCCGTTGCATCGTTTTATCTTTGATAAAATTCTTAAGGTTATTCCTCAAGATGGAACGTTTAACCATGTGGCACCTGTTAAGAAATTGATAGGTGTCATGCGGGAGCGTAAGCTCACTAAATGTTTCTCATATGATTTAAGCGCTGCTACGGATCGACTTCCGGTGAGTATTCAAGAGCTGTTATTGCGAGTATTTACCTCGGTGGATTTTGCATACCATTGGAGGAAGCTATTAGTAGAAAGAGATTATGCTCTTCCTTCCGATTATATCAAAAGGTATGGTCGTAAGGGATTGACTAGTGTCCGGTATGCTGTAGGTCAGCCAATGGGTGCTTATTCGTCTTGGGCGATGCTCGCCTTAACACACCATGCTATAGTACAGTTCGCAGCTTTTAAGACCAAACGCTTCAGCGGATGGTTTGATTTGTACGCTGTTCTGGGTGATGACATCGTGATTGGTGATCCCGGTGTTGCCGCTCAGTATGTAGAGATCATGGACACGCTTGGAGTTAAAATTGGTTTTTCGAAATCAATTATCAGTAAGAACCTTAGCATTGAGTTCGCTAAGCGCTTCTTCTATAAGGGTGTAGAGGTAACTCCTCTGCCTCTTGTGGGAGCGGGCGTTTCGTGGCTTGGTGTGTCGGGGGTACCCGAGATCGTGAAAACGGTTAAGGAACGTACTGGTAAACTTCTGAGTTTAGCGTCCATTGGTAAATGCATAGGTCTTGGGTATAAAGCCTGTTCAAGTGCGTCAACCAGACGCATTATGGATATGCCTAATATTCTGAGATCAATAGTAATTCTTCTTACTCGGCCTGGTGCCAGTATGGGTGTAAAAGATCTTTGGGAGTGGATTCGGTTGAAAAGATACAATTCTTCCGCTAAAGCTTCCAAGGGTTGGTGCGTTTCAGTGATCGATTCGGTCCGCGAGCGACTTACTTCACGAAATACACGTGACGTCCGGAAGAAGTTGTTTAAGGTTTTCGTACCTTTCCAACTCGACCGTGAATTCACTATGGAAGTCGTTGATTTAGGAAGCTGGTGGACTAAAGAGATTAAAGAACCGTACAAGCAGCCCATGCTTGATGCCATTACGGAGTTTGAAGAGGTACAAAATGGACTATCCTCGGAGATAGATGGATATAGCGAGGAAAACCTCTTAGCTATTATCGACCGCTTCGACCATCTTGAG